TCAGAAGGTGCTGAATGATGGGTTGGTTGGACAAACTGCACAAGCCAAACCCGCCTAGAAAGCAGCTGCTGTTCTTCGCCCAGGAAGAGCTAGCTAATGAATACTTTGCGGTTATCAGAACGACGTGGTTTGAGCAGGGCAAAATCTGCGCCGTTACTGAGTCGCATATTCACACTTACGATGACGCAGTGATCGCTGAGTTCACGGGCATCGTGGGCGAAGCATTGCGAATGGGCGCAGATGTGTCGGCCTTGTCGATCGCCACAGCTGAAGAACTTGGGATCGAGCCGACATGACGACGCCTGCCGAGCTTTACCGTAACGCTGTCGATCTGAACAGGTTCAGCAACGGCGTGGCCCGGCAGATTGCCGCGACGTACAACGACGCCGTGCTTGAGGTTTTGAATCAACTGGCTGGGCTTGATGCTGACACTGCGCCGGTCAAGGCTGCACGATTGCGCGCGTTGTTTGCTCAACTTCAGGGTTCCCTCGATAACTGGGCAGGCCAAAGCACAGAGCTGATGATTGAGCAGATGCAGGGCCTAACGGAACTACAGACAGAGTTTGTGGCGACAGAACTGCGTGAGGTCCTGCCGGAGTCGGCGGCTCAGCAGGTCAAGAGCGTGCGCGTTAGCCCTGAATATGCGCGCAGCGTGGCGACAACTGACCCCATGAAGTTCAACTTTGTGGCCCTCAGTGATGATCTCGAAGCTGTGGTGACGGGTGCGCCGCAGGTGGCTCAGCTGACGGCAGCCAAGGGCACGAGCATCGTGCTGCCCAATGGCCGATCGCTGCAGCAGTCGTTCAAGGTGTTGGCCCAGGTCAACGTTGACACGTTCAACCGTGAGGTCAGGAATGGCCTGTTAATTGGTGAATCACCAGACAAGATCGCTAGGCGATTGAAAGGCAGATTGCGGCAAGGGCAAACTGGCAGCGTCAAGCAGTTGGCTCAGAAAGGCGGGCAACTGACGGCCAGGGCCAACCGTGAGGTAAGCACATTGGTGCGGACAAGCATGAACCAAGTGGCCAACGCTGCGAGCCAGCAGGTGTATCAGGCCAACCAAGATGTCACCAAAAAGTATCGCTACGTTGCGACGCTGGACGGCAGGACATCGCCCATCTGCCGATCACTTGATGGTCGTGAGTTCAGATACGGCAAAGGCCCGCAGCCTCCCCAGCATTTCAACTGCAGGTCCACCACGGTGCCTGTTGTTGATTACAAAGGCTTGGGATTGTCAGCGCCGCCACCGGGCAGGCGTAAGGCGGCACAAGGAACAGTGCCCGCCAACCAAACCTATGGTCAATGGTTGTTTGATCAATCCAAGGCTGACAAAGAGAAGATCTTGGGCGGTAAGCGTCGCGCGGCTTATTTCAACAAGCTGTCCCGCAAGATGGGGCCGAGCGAAGCAATACGACGTTTTGTCAAAGATGACGGGTCAGAGGTAACTTTGGAATATCTACGCAATGAGTACGGCGATGTCCGAATTGGCAAGTAAGTACAAGTTCACGGTGCAGGGGTCTGAGTCTGAGGCCAAGCCCAAGGCGACGGCCAAGAAAAAGTCCGCTAAAAAGGAAGCACCTAAGGAGGCTGACTGATGCCTAGCGGACCTGGCACCTACGGCTCCAAGATGGGCCGTCCCCCTAAAAAGAAGAAAAAGAAGGGCACCAAGAAAAAGTAATGGCACGGAAGCAGCGGCGAGTTCCGAAGGACAAGGCCACCGGCCTGCCTAAGAAGTACCTGTCAGGTGCGAGGAACCGCTCTGCCAAGGCCCGTGAGATCAAGCGAACTGCCGAGGCTTACAAGGCCGGGGAGTTCATCGACATCAAAGCTGTTTCCGCATCGAGGACCAAGCAAGGTGGCACCAAAAAGAAAACCACTAAGCGCCGCAACAAAAAAGTCTCTAAAAGAAAAGGCTGAAAAGTCCAAGTTCTTTTACGGCGAGCTGGCTGCGGTCTACCGCAAGGGCCAAGGTGCTTATCTGTCCAGCGGATCGCGGAATGTGCCGATGGCGGCTTGGGCCATGGGTCGGGTCAACAGTTATATGCGAGGCGACAAGGCCCGCACAGCTGATGCTGCGATCTACGCCCGCTACAACAAAAAGCGATGAGCATCAAACGCGGTGGCCATACGTTTTCGGGCTTTGATAAGCCCATCCGCACGCCGAACCATCCGAGCGGCAAGTCTCACGCTGTTGTCGTTAAAGACGGCGATAAACCGAAGCTCATTCGTTTTGGGCAGCAAGGCGCTAAAACGAAACGTCCGCGCAAAGGTGAGAGTGCTGCTGACAAAGCTAAGCGGGCGTCGTTCA